TAACGCCTGCATTGAGAAGACAGACAACGCGGTCGGGATGTTGAACACATGCACCCACGCCACCTTGCCGCCGCTCGTTCTAGCCAGTTCCCGCGCCGCTTTGATTGCTTCCGCTTTCGTAGTCGTCGCCAAGATGCGCGACATACGAAAGTCACGCGTTTCGATCATCACCTCATACGCTCTGATAGTCATATGACCACCCCTCCAATGCGCGCCGCCAGCGCTTGCGCTGCGGCTAAGTCAACGGTTGAGTCGACGAATAACCAATAGTCATGGCGGAAAACGTAAACTTGGTACATGACTATTTCCTCCTTTGTGGATATGTTATGATAGACACGGATTGTGGATAATTGCAACAAATCTTTTGGCAGAATGTGGATATGGTTAGCGAATAGTTATGGAATAGTCGTCAACAACGCGGGTGCGGGGCGAGGCGCGGCTTAGGAATAGTCATATAGTTATGGGTGTGTAATACTCATACCATTTGTATAAATGTATACAGAATAGTATATAGAACACGGGCGCAACCTTGCATCTAAAATCCATGACTATCATGACTATTGACTATGCCCCTGGGCCGCGTTGTCGAGCGCCGCGCCGTCTCCAAAAAGCATGTCGCAATCAACCTCGCATCTCCATGACTATATGACTATGATTGACAACATAACTTATGTCTGCATTGACCTCGCATCTCCATGACTATTTGACTATTGGTTAACCTTAACGTTTAACCTTAACGCAGCCGCGTTGTCATTAAGCGTTAACCTTAACGCAGATAACGTTGACAAATAGGGGGGGGGCTGGGCCTAGGGATCTCCTTTAAGAAATACGCAGCCATCACGCGAACTTTTTTATTTTTTATTTTAATGGTAAAAGACTTTATGTTTGAGTCCCTACCTTATGAACCGCGCAAAATAGAGGCGACGGAAGCCGTCCTAGAGCGCATCTATCTCGCCGCCCGCAAAGGGCTGAAGGGCGACACGCTCGCCTACGCCGCGGGCATGACCCCGACCGAGTATCGGCGGCTGGTGCAGTTCGACCCCATCGCGGAGTATGCCGAACAGAAGGGCCGCGCAGAAGGCGAGGCGGAAATGTCCGAGGTGCTGCACAACGCGGCGCGCGCAGGCGACACTAAGGCGGCGCTGGACATTCTCAAGCACGTCCACAAGTGGACGGCCCCGCAGTCGGTGCAGATCCAAGTCGAGCAGCGCATATCCATCATAGCGGCGCTAGAAGAGGCGCAGCAGCGGGTCATTCAAGGAGAGATATTAGATGCAAGCGCCATACGGGGTGATCTTCCAGAACCCGAACAAAGTATTCGTGGGGATGCCGCATGGGCGCAAACCGCCGCTGTCGAAGGATCTGATAAACAAGATCAATCTGATCGCCCGCGCTGACGGGGCGTGGTATGAAGGCGACGGGGCGGATAAAGAATATTTTGGCGTGCCCTACAAAGGGTCGTGGGATGACAAGTTCGCCAAGTCCGTGAAGGGCTACCCGGTAGAATTCTTGTTCGTGCTGTTCTCGAACGTCAAAGAAAACCACATCGCGCCGCGCATAACGGACAGCAGCAAGACGATCTTTCAAGCGATCCTTGACAGCGACGTGAACTACTTTAACGACCGCGACTTCGACGATGAAACGCTGACTGAGTTCTTGTCTGAGATGGGGATGTTGAATCAGTCGAAAAAACCGGCGACCGAACGCAACGTGACGGCGTTTCTGTCTGAAGGCGAGGACAGGATGTGGGGCGGCAAGGAGCCGCACAAGTTTGCCAAAAGCGCCGAACGCTGGCGCAATAAGTTCCTATTGGCCGAGCCGGACGGAGCGTATTTTATGGGGGCGGGGCACTTACCGGAGATCCTGCGCATGTATCCATCGCTCCACATGATAGGCGGCGGAAAGGCTGAGTAATGCAGGTTCCAATTTATAGCGCGGACGAAGAACAGAAGCTGATGGCGACCCTATGGTCGGCGCAGGTGAAGAACGACCCCGTGGCGTTCGTGAGGATGGCGTTCCCGTGGGGTAAGGCCGGCACGCCGCTGGAACACTTCACAGGCCCGCGCAAATGGCAGCTAGAAGTCCTCCAAGACCTGCGCGACCACATCAAAGAGAATAACGGCAAGGTTGACTTTGAAACCTTTCGCATGGCCACGTCCTCCGGCCGCGGTATCGGCAAGTCAGCCCTCGTGAGTTGGCTCGTGATCTGGATGCTGACCACGCGCATAGGCTCGACGACTATCGTGTCGGCCAACTCAGAAGCGCAGCTACGCAGCGTCACTTGGGCCGAGATCACCAAATGGCTATCAATGTGCCTCAACAGCCATTGGTTCGAGGTAAGCGCCACCCGCGTGCTGCCGGCCAAGTGGATTGCGGAACTGGTCGAGCGCGATCTAAAGCTGGGCACGCGTTACTGGGGCGTGGAGGGGCGGCTGTGGTCGGCCGAGAACCCTGACAGCTACGCGGGCGTGCACAACTTCGCGGGCGTCATGCTGGTCTTTGACGAGGCCAGCGGTATTGATGACTCTATCTGGGCGGTGGCCAGTGGCTTCTTTACAGAGAACACTCCTAATCGTTTTTGGCTTAGCTTTAGCAACCCCCGCCGTAACAGCGGATACTTCTACGAGTGCTTCCACAGCAAGCGCGACTTCTGGCGAAACAAGGTTGTTGACGCCAGAAGCGTGGAGGGAACTGATAAGGCAGTCTATCAGCAGATTATCGACGAATACGGCCCCGACAGCGCTCAGGCTCACGTCGAGGTCTACGGAGCCTTCCCGAACGCGAGCGATGACCAGTTCATACCGTCATCACTGGTCAGGGAGGCGCAGACACGCGAGCCACAGAAAGACCAGACGGCACCGATAATAGTAGGAGTAGATCCAGCCAGATTTGGCGCTGACGCCACGGTCATCGCGATCCGGCAGGGCCGCGACATCATCGGCATCCGGCGCTACCGCGGCGACGACACCATGGAGGTGGTCGGCCGCGTCATCGACATCATCGAAGAGTTCCGGCCGGCCCTCGTAGTCGTGGACGAAGGCGGCCTAGGGGCGGGCGTCGTCGACCGTCTGAAGGAGCAACGCTACAAGATCCGCGGCGTCAACTTTGGCAGCAAGTCCTCCCGTCCGATCATGTTCGGGAACAAACGCGCCGAGATGTGGCACGCCATGCGGGAGTGGCTGAAGACGGCCAGCATCCCAAACGACCGCTTCCTAAAGAGCGACCTGACAGGCCCAATGATGAAGCCCGACAGTAAAGGGACTATATTCCTAGAGAGCAAGAAAGACATGAAGGCGCGTGGGCTGGCCTCACCAGACGCCGCGGACGCTATCGCCGTGACGTTCGCGTATCCTGTGGCGCACAGGGAGGCCAGACCAATGGACAACAGGCCACGCGTCAGTTATGGTGGTGGAACAGCCTCTTCAGGATGGATGGGACACTAATGGCCAAAAAGTCGGTATCGCTGTCCGTTGGTCGAGGCGAGAAGCTGTCGACTAAGGCTGGCGCTGGGCTGACGGCTAAGGGCCGGGCTAAGTATAACGCCGCGACGGGCAGCAAGCTGAAGCCGCCGGCTCCCAACCCTAAGAGCGAGGCCGACAAGGGCCGTAAGGCCAGCTTCTGCGCGCGCATGGGCGGCGTGGTCGCTAAGTCGAAGAACGCGGAGCGGGCGAAGGCGTCAATGCGGAGGTGGAACTGTGGCAAGTAAGCCTGGGCTCTACGCCAACATTCACGCTAAGCGGGCGCGCATCAAAGCAGGCTCTGGCGAGAAGATGCGCAAGCCGGGCGCAGAGGGCGCGCCGACCGCCAAAGCGTTCAAGCAGTCAGCTAAGACGAGGAAAAAATAATGCCGCTCGTTAAGTCAACATCAAAGAACGCGTTCCGTAAGAACGTCGCTGCGGAGATCAAAGCGGGCAAGCCGCCGAAACAGGCGGTCGCTATCGCCTACTCGACCAAGCGCGCGGCGGCTAAGAAAAAGAAATAATGCCTGTCAACGCGCTCGCTCCTGAACCGCGTAACGCCATGCTGCGGCCGTATGAGCCGTCATGGAAGGAACAGATTGCGGCCTATCTGATGGGCGACACACGCCCGTCGCCGGAGCGGCGTCAGTTTGCGACGGGCATAGCTGACATTCTTGGCTATCTGCCCGGCACAGGCAACGTGCTACAGGGGCAAGAGCGAGCCCGCGCCGGCGACACCAAGGGCGCGATCATGGCCATGCTGCCGCTACCCGGCGCTAACGTTGCGGCTAGGGCGGAGCAGAAAGCTGTAAGTGAAGCGCTAATGCGAGCGCGGCTACATAACACTTTTACAGGACAAACTTCTTCGGCGGGGCGCGGGACAGGATTTACCCAGCCTAAAGGCACGCCGGTAGAAAAACTATTCTCTAATTTCGCAGACGAAAAAATGTCCCCGCAAATGCAAGAAACTTTTAGGGGAAAAATGTTCGACCGCGCAAATAAAGAAGTTAGCTCGTTTAAAGATACTATACTCTCCGATGCGTTTCCTATAAACGAAGAATTTACAGTTAAATTAGATAGTTCGCCGCTAAAACAAACCCGTGTTCAGCTTTTAAAAGATGGCGACGTAGTTACGGCGGCTCAACTCGAAAAAGGGCTGTTAGATTCTATAGCCACTAAAAAAGAACACGCCGGTAATAGGTATGGCGCATTTCTTTTAGACTGGATAGATCGCGCGGGCGTCGGAAACATTTATGAAGTGCCGGATCGCAGCCCCGGATTTGTAAAAATCCAAAAAGATGTTATCCGTTCTAGGCAAGGTGAATAATGGCTTCTGATGACGTAATCGCCGCTGGCAAAGTCTCCGACAACCCGGACGATGACCGGCTTGCTACTATGCGTCACCGCTTTACGGTGGCGATGGCGGCCTATTCTGACTCGAGAGAAGACGAGTTAGACGATCTGCGCTTCATGGCGGGTTCGCCGGACAACGCGTGGCAATGGCCCGCGGACGTGCTGGCGACACGCGGCGCGGTGCAGGGCCAGACGATCAACGCGCGCCCGTGCCTGACGATCAACAAGCTGCCGCAGCATGTGCGGCTTGTGACGAACGAGCAGCGCCAGAACCGCCCGACCGCGCGCGTCATCCCCGCCGACGACAACGCCGACCCGGAGGTTGCGGAGATCTTCGACGGCATCGTGCGGCACA